CGCGACCCCGCTCCCAGTCGAAAATAAAGCGAGTCGGTGCCTAAGCTCCTCCTTCCGCGCTGGGAGACTCCGAAGCCGCCGGGAGTCGTCGGGAGCTACGGACCTTCGGTCAGAGCGTGGGCGAAGCGGGAACGGGGCAGGGAATACGGACCCTGGCAGCGATACGCGCTCGATCAGGCCCTCCGGCACGATGCCAACGGTGATGTGATCGCCCGCATCATCCTCTTGGGAGTGGGCCGTCAGAACGGGAAAACCGTCATCATCGAGGACATCATCGGGTGGATGCTCGATGAGGGGCGCACCCTCGCACCGTTCGCAGGATGGACGGAGATGCTCGCCGCAGCACACGACGCTCCACAGGCCCGCAAGATGTACAACCGCGTCCGTGCCGGCATCGAGGGGAACGCCGCACTAGCGAAGCGCGTCAGGACCACGCAATGGGCCGGCATCCGATCGGGGCCGCTCGAGCTGAACACCGTGACAGGACAGCCGGGGTCCGCTCGAGGGAGCGCAGCGGGACTCATCGCATGGGATGAGGTGCTGACTCAGAAAGACTTCGATATGTGGGCCGCTCTCGGGCCGACGCAATCGGCGCAGCGCAGCCCGATCATGCTGCTCACCAGCACCGCCGGTACTGCTGAGAGCGTCCTGCTCCGAAGCTTCTTCGACCGGCTCGTCAGGATGGCGACCGGGGACGAGCGTCCCGATCCGCACTTCTACGGCGCATGGTGGGCATCCAACGACCCCGACGTAGCGGCAGACACCGCTCAGTCCGGGAAGCCCATCACGAAAGCCGAATGGAAGGACATCCTGAACGCGAACCCGTCCATCGGGGATGGCAGACTCACCAAAGAGGCCGTCGAAGTCGATCACACGCTGCTCCCACCGGATCACTGGCGCAGGGAGCGCAATAACCATTTCGTCATCGAACGGGCCCGCGATCCGCTGTTCAGCACGGGCCTATGGGCGAGAGCCCGCGAGTTCACGGAAGAGAGGCCGCTCGATGGACTCACCGGACCTTACGCCCTTGGCGTCAGGGAGCACGTGGGATGGGAGCGGGCGACTATCTGTGTGGCGGGTCTACGCCCTGACGGACGGATCGGTGTGGAGGTATACCGTGACCTACGCGGCTCCGATGTGGACCCTGTTACCGCTGCGCGTATCATCCGTGAGGTTGATGCCTTCCCTGACCAAGCCTCTCTCCAGGTCATAGCCTTCGACTCGCAGAGTGGCGGCGCACCGGAGTTCCGCCGGCAAGCGGAGGAGAAGCGCGGCCCCTGGGACGAGCTGCTACCGTCCGCCGTGGTCTCCGCGTGCATGGACGTGACGGAGATGGTGCAAGCCGGGAGGCTCGCCGTCCGCGATCCGCTCATCGACGCTCAGGTCGCGGGAGGCTCGAGGAGGCCGGTGGGACAGGACGGAGCCTTCCGCTTCTCCGTCCGGGACTCTCTCGGCCCCATCGATGCCGTCCTCGGGATGGCCTTCGCCGCTCATGCCATCGCATACAAGCCGCCGCCCGTGCAGATCTTCCTCTAGACAAGTACGTACGTACTCGTATACTGCCCTCGTGGGCAAGGCGAAGCACCGCGCGAAGGGAGCGCGTGCGACCGACCCCATCGCCACAGGCTCCGCATCGGTCGCACAGCGTCACGGCTTCGATGACGGGTTCCTGGGCCATGAGTCCACGTACTCCGTCAACGTCACGGAGCAGATCGCGCTCGGCATCGATACCGTTATGGCGTGCGTCCGGGTCATAGCTGACCTCACAGCGGATGCGGCGGTCGGGGAGTATCGCGGGGACAACCGACTGGATCAGGAGTCACGCATCGTCCGCCGACCGATGGCGAGTGTCACCCGACGGACCTGGATATGGCTCCTGGCCGCGACGATGGCGCTCTACAACGGGTGCTATCTGCTCCGCCGGTTCGGGCGGGACTCGGAGGGGGTCGCCTTCACCCTGGAGCCTATCGCGCCGCCTCGCGTGGCATGGCTGAACTCGTCCACCGTCCATGTCGATGGGCAACAGGTGAACCCGATGGACTTGGTGTGGGTGCCGCGAATGACCTTCCCGACCGTGACCCGCGAGCTGGGATACATGATCCGTCTCGCGCGGGAGGCGTTCGCGGCGGCATCGGCGGCTGACATGTTCCGTTCCGGCTATTGGGAGACGGGCGGCTCTCCGAGTGTCTACATCAGTACTGATCAGGAGCTGATCGGGGATCAGGCCGACACCATCGCGGAGACGTACGCCACCAAGCGCACCACGACTCCGGGGCGGGTGCCGGTGTTCGGCAAGGGCGCCCACCTGAACACCCTTGGCACCGACCTTGCCGCCGAAGGCGCGTCGGACTCCGTATCCAAGATCGGGACATCCATCGCGCGGTACTTCGGCGTCCCGGCATGGCTCGTCAACGTGCCATCCGAGGCCGGTTCCCTGACCTATCAGAACGCGTCATCGGCGGGCCTCGATCTGGTCCGCTACACGCTCCAGCCCGGTTACGCCGGCCCCATCTCGGACGCATGGAGTGACGAGCTGCCGGGTGACTACCTGACAGGCCGTCACGTGGTCATGGACCTTCGGCATCTGACGGAGGGGACGACCCTGGAGCAGTTCCAGGCCTATCAGATCGCCACCGGCAACAAGTCGTGGATGCTGCCCTCCGAGGTCCGTTCCCGGCTGCATATGCCCATCGATATGACACTGGACGAGGCCGGTACGCCGGCGCCGGCTATGGAGCAGATAGGAGTCACGCAATGAGCGATATCGAGGATCAGGCGGCGGAGCGTGTCGCCAAGGCGAAGATGATCAATACCGAAGTGCTGAAGCGCCTGAAGCAGCCTCTTGTGCCGCCCAACGTGAAGGGCACCAAGCCCAAGGCAGCGCCGAAGGCATGAGCGAGATTGCGTGGCGCGATGATGCCAGCGATGGCCTACGGGTCATTGCCGCTGGCGACATTGCGATCCGCGAGAGTACCGAGGGAGATGGCCGGACCATCTCGGGCTATGCCTATCGTTGGGGCGACCGGACCGATGTAGGCGGGACGCGTGAAGCACCCGACATGGCGGAAGGGTTCGACCGGGGAGCATTCCTCCCGGCCATCGCCGCGCGCGGGCAGCGAAACTGGCCGCACTTCGACTCCCACGGCGGGAATGTCGTTGCCGGGGTCCGGTTCAGCGAGGATGACATCGGGCTACGGTATGAGGGTCGGCTACTCGATACGCCGGCGGCTCGTGAGTATGCCGCGACCATCCCCGCCGGCAACGATGCCGTTTCACTAGAGTTCCTGTATCGAGGGACCAACCCAAGGCGCGATGGTCGCGCCATCATCCATACCGCGGTCCAGCGGATCGCAGCGCTTGCTGGCGCGCATATGCCGGCGTTCCAGGGCGCTACTCTGGCGCTGCGAGACGATGGAGGACATAACGTGGAACATTGTCAGCACTGCGGCGCTGAGATCGCGCCGAATGCCGTTTGCCAGTGTGCGAACGCTGTAGCCGAGCGAGCGGCTAGTAACACGGGCATCGTGCCCCTGACGCGCGAGCAGATCAGCTCGCTCGCCACGGACGCGGCCACAGAGGTCATGCGCCAGTACGCCGAGCGCGGCGCGCTGACCACGACAGCGACCGATCCACTCGCGCAGTACGGCACGCTGGGCGAGATGGTGCACGCTGCCGCTCGTCCCGGTGCTTCTCCCGAAGTGCGGGCGCACGCCGCTCGTGCCATCGCCCGTCGTGCCCTCGATGACACGACGTTCAACAGCGGCGCGAATGCTGCGCTTGCGAACGGCAACCTCGTCACCCAGGAGCTTCAGCGGCTCGTCAATGCTGGCCGTCCTGCGATCACTGCTTTCGGTGGGCCTCGGTCCCTCGGGGACATCGCCGGCCTGACGCTCAACTGGCCGTACTTCGATGGCACGCTGTCTGATTTCGTGGCCGCTCAGTCCGCCGAGAAGGCTGCGATCATCTCCGCGTCCGTCGATATCAAACTCGCCACCGAGGCACTCCTGACCTACGCCGGTGGGTCGGACATCTCGTTCCAGGTCATCCGCCGTGGGTCGCCGTCGATCCTCGACATGTACGCGCGCATCTGGCTCGCCGCGTGGGCAGCCGTCACGGATGCCGCGTTCGTCACCGAGTTGGAGACGGGCACCGTCACGGTGGACTTCACAGAAGCCCTTGCGACGGTCGATCTCGCGGAGCTGACCGCGCTTCTGATCACCGCATCTCTGGCCGTCCAGGCTGCGACGGGTGCCCCGGCTGGGTTCGTCCTGGCATCGACCACGGCATTCACCAGGGCCGCCAACCTCATCGCTCCGTCGAGCACGCAGGTCGTCGCGGCTGGCAGCATGACCCTGAGCGGCTTGCGTGTCGGACTCGGCGGCTTGCCGATCATCCACGTCCCAGGCATCACCGCCGGCAAGTTCATCGCCTCCAACGATCTCGCGGCAGCGTGGTTCGAAGATGGTCCGTTCCTCGCGTCGGACGACGACGTGGAGAAGCTCGGGCGCAACGTGGCGTACTGGTCCCTTGGGGCCGGTGCCCGGTTCGTCCCGGCGGGCATCGTCGAAATCTACGATGTCTCTCCGTAATGCCTGACGCCATCGGTGGCGGAACGGTCAAGGTGGCGAAAGTCACACTGACCTCCGCTCAGGTCCAGGCACTGGTGGGGACACCGGTCAGACTGGTGGACCCGCCCGGTGCGGGCATGATCATCTCGATCCTGTCCGCTACGGCATACATCGACTACAACAGCGTCGCGTATACCACCGGCGCTGACATCATCTTGCAGTACGGCACCGCCGATGTCGTCCTCTTTGACGGCATCCTTGCCCTGACTGCGGATACGGTCATGGTCGCTTCACAGGCGGGCAGCGTGGCCGTGGGCTCTGCCGTCAATGCGGCGGTGGATATCACGGCAGACGGTATCCCAGGGGCCGGCAATAGCCCGGTCACTGTCTCCGTCGTGTACACGCTGATCTCCCTGTAATGCCGTACGTCACCGGCGCTCAGATACTCACCCATGTGGGGAAGACTTCGCCTACGGCGGAAGACACCTCCTGGGCCGGGTACTGCGCCGATGCCATCGAAGGCGCAATCCACGCTCGTCTAGACGCCGGGGGTATTACCCCCGATACCTCCGGCGTCGATGAGCTGGAAGTCGCAGCCCGTACCGACGGCGCTGCGCTGTTCAATAGCAAGGCAGCTCCGCACGGTGTCCTATCCATGGGCATCGACGGGGAGGCCGTCCGACTCGGGGCCGATACCCTCCGCGCGACACTCCCGGTCATCCGGCGCATCCATCCGACTGCCGGGATCGGGATCGGGTGAGCACCGTTGCACAAGCTCGCGCGGCCCTCTCCACCCTGGTCGGAGCCTCCGACGATGCCGTTGACCCACCCGCTGTCTACGTCTTCAGCAACGGAACGGAGTTCCAGCGGCTGGGAGGTGTTGGCATCGAGTGGGAGTTCAGGATCACGTGCGTCGTGGGCATCCCTGGCAATAACGCGCAGGCGTCGAATGCGCTGGCTGCGTTGATCGCCACGACGCTCGGGACACTGAACACATCGACCACGTGGCGCATCCTCAATGTGTCCCGGGAGGGGGTCACAGAGGTCGCAGGGTCGAAACTTCTAGCGGCTGATATCGCCGTATCTACCAAGGTTGACATCTAAGGAGGTAGGCAATGGCGGCATCGGTTCCGCAGATCCCCAAGATCATCATCTTCACCCTCGGCTCCGGGACTCCCAAGAGCTTCGCGGAGGACGTGGTGAACCTCCGCATCGAGCCGGTGGATCCCGATGAGACCACCATCGTCACGCTCGATGGCGTCGTCCATAAGGACGTCGGCGTCGGATCGTGGCAGCTCGTCGGGCAGGCTGTCCAGGATTGGGACAGCGCACGTCCGGGCTTCGCCCAGTGGGCGTACACCAACGCCGGCACGTCGGTCCCGTTCGTGTTCAAGAACGAGGTGGGGACTGAAGCAGCGGCTACCCCGAAGTTCACCGGCACGGTGGTCGTGAAGGCTCTCGGCTACGGTGGCGATGGTGGCGTCTTCGCCACCACTGACTTCACGTGGCCGATCACCGGCACGCTCACGCTCGACTCGACCCCGTAGCACATGGCAGCCGGTAGGCCGGCTGCCCGCATCACGGGCGCGAAGGAGCTGCGTCGCGCCCTTGGTCGCATGGATGACGGGGTAAAGGACTTCACCAAGATCGGGCAGGAGGCCGCTGACGTGGTGTCTGCGGAGGCTCGCGCCCTATCCCCGCGCGGGGAGACGCTGCGCCTCCGGCGCTCCGTCCGGTCTCGCGCGAGCAAGACGCGCTCCTCCGTGGCAGCGGGAGGGGGACGGATCGTGTACGCCGGCGTCATCCACTTCGGATGGCCGCGCCATAACATCGATCCGCAGCCGTTCCTCTACGATGCACTGGACAAGCGCTCCGATGAGGTCATCAGGTTGTACGAGAACAGGATCACTGCTCTCGTCCAGAAGCTGGACCGGGAGACGCCGGGATGATGGGAGGCCGTGATGGTGGAGTTCGACATCGAGTCCCTGACGCTGGGGGAGTGTCTGGCGGTGGAGGAGGCGAGCGGGAAGGACCTCCAGCAGCTAGTTGGATCGACCTCCGGCAGGCTGTTACTGGCGGTGTTCGTAGATCGGTTGCGGACCTCCGGCGAGACGCCGAGTTGGCAAGAGCTAACGCACCTTCGACTACTCGATACATCACGTGGAGCCTCGCCATCGCCTCGGGGCAGCCGTTCAGCGAGATCGAGCGACTGACCCTCCGGCAGGTCCCGTACTTCGTGGAGTTCCTGAAGACCAAGAAGGTGCCGGATGGCACGCGCTAGTAGCGTCATCTCCGTCGCCATCACGGGTGACTCCCGGAAGCTCCAGGGCGCCCTGAAGGGGGCGGACAAGGGGGTCAGCCGGTTCGGCAGCTCCATGAAGGGCGCAGCCCTCGGCATCGGCTCCGCCCTCGCCGGCATCTTCGCTGTCTCCAAGGGGTTCGATTTCCTACAGGGTGCGCTGGGGGAGGCTGACCGCCTCGGGGACTCCGTTGCCAACCTCAACAGGATCATCGGCAAGACCAACACCGCGAAGCTGGTGGAGACTGCCGGCGCATTCATCGACCTCGGGCTATCCACCGCCGATGTGCAGGAGCTGGCCGTGGGCTTCGCCCGTATCGGGCGGACCATCGGCATCAGTCAGCACATCATCGGGCGGTACGCCGACGATGTGGCGGCGGTCGCTCAGGCTTTCTCCCTGACGGATGAGAAGGGCCGCAGCGCTGCGGAGTGGGTCGCCATCATCGGCAAGGTGGCAGCCAAGCCGTCCCTGAAGAACGCGAAAGAGCTGGGCATCAGCCTCACGGACATCGACAAGCTGACCAACAGGATCGCCCTGAAGGAGACCGGGAAGAAGACAGCCAAGAGTCTGACCGATGCCGAGCTGGCAGCGGCCCGGCTGAAGGCGATCCTGATCCTCACCAAGCCGGCGCTCGATGATGTCATCAATAACCCCGACGTGGAGCTGAAGCAGAAGATCCTCGGGGCCAAGATCGAAGAACTCCAGGGGCAGCTCGGGAACGGCCTTCAGCCCATCATCGCGGACATCTTGCAGAACATCCTGGACATCTCCAAGTCCGAATGGGTCAATGACATGGTGACGGGGCTGAACGTCATCCAGGGCAAGGAGATATCCAAGCCCTTCGAGGACTTCAAGCTTGGGGTCCTGACCGCACAGACGACCTTCGATGTCCTGAAGGCCGACTTCATCGCGGGCTTCGATGAGGCCAACGCTGCCCTTTCGGAGGACGTGGCACAGATACAGGGATGGGCGCTCGACCTCATTGGCCTGTTCGGGGACATCGGGACGAACATCTTCAATACGGAGCAGGACATCATCCAGTTCGGCAAGAACGTCCTCGGGCCGCTGGGGAACGTCCGCGACGCCCTCCAGGGCATCCTGAACCTGATCGGCGGGGGGACATCGACGGGCGGCAGTCCCAGCGGCAACACGAACCTCCATTCTCGCAACCCTGGCGGGTCGAACTTCTCCAGTGACCTTCAGACATCGAAGTCCGTCCAGCGTCAGAAGGAACGGAACGGGATCGCTGGATGACCGACCTGAACCTTGGGGCGTCCGTATCCTCCGCCTACGGTTCCGACGTCGGGGGACCCTGGCGGCTCACCGTCACCAGCGCCAGCAATGCCAACGACGGCAACGTCACCACGTACGCCTTCCGTGGCATCCACACCGGGGCAGGATCCAGCACCGTGAGTCTCGGGCTTGTCTCCGACCTCGGGGCGTCGTATCTGGTCGGTAATCACGTCGTCAACCAGGCCGGCGCTGGCGGACTGAAGCTGTGGACCGGCTACGCCGATGTCATCCAGATCTACTCCTCCAACTCATCCACTACAGGGCCCTGGACGCTCCAGACAGCGACGACGTACACGCCCGTCACCGGCACTCCCGGCAACCCCGATACGCTGCTCTACGTCCATGCGCCGGTCAGTGCGCGGTACTGGCTCATGCTCCACATCCGCACGGAGCCGGGGACCATCTACTCGATGGGCGAGGTCGATTTCGGGACGTGGGCGATCAACCCCGGAAGCCTCGCCCCGGTCGCTGACTTCGAGTACCTGGAGGGTCAGGCCGGCTCCTCCACCGCGTTCACGGACCTCTCCACGAACACCCCGACGAGCTGGGCGTGGACGTTCGGTGACGGTGGGACATCGACCAGCCAGAACCCATCGCACGTCTTCGCCACTCCGGGCACGTACTCCGTCGCCCTGACCGCCACGAACGCGGACGGATCGGACTCGCAGAGCCATAGCATCGTGATCGTCGCAGCGGGGACGGAACCCCCGCCGGAACCCGCCGGCGTCCTGCTGGAGATATACGCCCACGCTCCGGGAGCGGCACGCTGGGACGTGGCGAAGTGGGATGAGGCGACATGGGGGGAGGGAGGCTGGCGGGACGTCACTCCCTACGGCATCACGGTGGACATCGATTGGGGCAGCTCCAGGCCGGAACTCGGCATCCTGTCCACCCCGGACGCGGCATCGTGGTCCGTGGACTATTACGACCCATTCCGCATCCTGGACCCAGCCAACGAGGAGGGCCCGTATTTCGGGGACCTCATCCCGTTCCTGCCGATCCGCGTCTCGCACCGTGGCATCGTGGTCCGTCAGGGATACGCGACCGGCATCTCCCATAACTACGCCGATCCGGGCGTAGGGTATATGCGTGGTGCGGATAACATCACCCTTCTGGCCAACGCGATGGTGCCCTCCGACACGACGCTATCGAATACCCTGTACGCGCGGGCGGTCGATGCCATCGCCGCTGCCGGTCTCTCGGTGACTGTGGCAGCACCGGTTGGCACCGATCCGCCCGTTTCTCCGTGGGTCACGGCGGTGCGCGATGGCTGGAGCGCCTGGGACTGGATCAAGGACGCTGCTCAGGAAGTCCTCCAAGTCCCCATCATCGGGCGGACAGGGACTCTGAGCTTCCGTCCGTGGGCAGCACCGATGGCGCGGGGGAGGGTGCTTGGTAGCCCGGAGCTACTGGACCTCGGAGTGGTGGTGGACTGGTCCGGGAACTACAGCGTCGTCACGGCACGGCTGGACGAGGATACGATAGAGACGCGGGCGCTGACACCATCTCCCAGGTACGGCGCCCGCACCTACGCTCGGGATGAGGACACCCTGAACGCCGGCGACTGGGCCGCTACCGTCCTCGCTGATCGGGGACTGCCGACGCTCCTCTGGAAGCCGGGGGATATGCGCCCTCTCACGGCAGTCTCCACGGAACTGCTGGCCACCATCGAGGCCGTCGAGCTTGTGACGCTCTCCTATCCTGAAGCCGATCCGCCCATCAGCGCATCGGGCATCGTGGTGGGCGGGTCCATCCACATCGAAGGCAAGCGCGATGATTCCGCCATCTGGCGCTTCCATTACGAGCTGGCGCAGACCGCCACGGAACCGCTCATCGAGACGGGCGGGGAAGACACCGACTACCTGCTCCGCACGGGCGGAGGCGAATACCTTTACCCCACGGGTTCGGCGTGAGAGGATGACCGCATGGCACTAGAGGCGCAAAACAACCCCTTCACGTCGGTCCTCATGGTGGAGGCCGCTGACCCTGAAGCGCTCCCGGACGCCGATCCGTCCGCAGGGCAGCAGCGTCTCGCGGTGGGGACTGACCATCTCCTGTATCTGGTGAACTCCTCCGGGGTGAAGACGCTCGTCGGAGGCGCATCGGGAGCGATGGCGACCGACGCACTGTGGGACGCCGCCGGCGACCTCGCACAGGGGACCGGAGCGAACACCGGGGCGAAGCTGACAGCGGGGACAGCGGGCTACGTCCTGACGTCGAACGGCGCCGCTGCTGCCGTCTCGTGGCAGGCCCCCGCCAGCAGCGGCGCTATGGTTCTCCTGGAGCAGCACAGCGCGTCGTCGTCCGCCACGCTGGACTTCACGACGTTCATCAGCTCGACCTATGACACGTACGTCGTACACGGGGTTGCGCTCCGACCGGCCACGGCAGGGACGCAGCTCATGTGTCGGCTTGGGACGGGTGGCGGTCCGACGTGGGACTCGTCCGCCGCCCACTACGGCCACCGTGGCGGCGGCGGCAACTCGACGACGGTCCACCTTCCGTACGACAGTGCGACCGGGTTCCTCATCACCGGCAACGTCGACAACAATGCTTCCTATGGTGTCTGTCAGTTCATGTTCAACTTCAAGAGTCCGCAGGACACAAGCAAGACCATCTCCATCGACGGGACGGCGCAGTACCATGACGGGACGCAATCGACCGCCGTGATGCACGGCGGTTCTGGCCCAGGGGGAGCAGCCATCACCGGACTTCGCTTCCTGTTCAGCTCGGGCAACATCGCTTCGGGCATCATCCGTGCTTATGGGATCGCAAAGTAATGCCTCTTCCCGACCGTCCGGTAGCGAACACCACCATCGACTCCGAGTGGGGTCAGGCCGTCCACGATTGGCTGTTCGCCCCGAAGGGCTGCGAGTCCTCGGGCGGTTCCCGTACCGTCAGCAACACCGCCGGCGGACTGCGCGTGTCCATCGACACCGCCGTCAGCGATCCCGGCGGGTTCGTGGATACCGTCGCGGGGCACATCGAGGTCCCCACCGGCGCTGACGCGCTGTACCTCATCAACCTAGTCCTGGACTCCGTGAACGGGACCAGCACCGACGAGGTGCGAGCCTTCATCTACGTCAACGGCACGGCCTACGCGCACGCCCTGGAGGACAGCGCAGGCGGAACGCACGTCCGCGTGGGCGTCACCGCCGTGATCGCCCTGACCGCCGGGGACATCATCGAGGTCTACGCACAGAAGAAGGGCAGCGGGACCAATCCGACGGTGTACGTCCAGAGTCTGCAAGTGGTCGCCCTCGGTCATGAGTACGGCGCATGACCAATGACCACGGGGAGTGATGAGCATGAACCCAGTTTCATCCGCCCCCGCATCCTCGTCGGCATCCTGCTGTACGTCCTCGTCGCAGCCCTCGCCCTCATCGATGCGGTCTCGCCCGACTACAACCTGGACAGCATCCAGCTCGCCCTCATGCTCGGGACCGGCGGCGTCATCCTCGGGGTGGAGCCACTCCGCAGGCTGCTGAAGTGATCGACACCCGACTCGCCATCTTCATGCTGTGGGGAGGTGGCACCGTCATCACCTTCGGGATGCTGCTCGTGAAGCGCTGGCATCGCTTCCAGGTACACCGCAGCGACCGTCGGAGGATCGTTCGCATCGCGGTGCGCCATGACGTGCTGTCGGCGGTCGCACTATTCCTGACCGCGTTCGGGTCTGCGGCGTCCATCTTTATGATCCTGTTCGGGGAGGCCGGCAGTACGCCCCGGAGCTTCGCCCTCGCACTTGCGCTCGGGGCATTCCTCGGGGCAGGACTGGTCATGCTCTCAGAGGATGACGTGGACCTGGAGATGGAGGGGTGACGTGCTTCGGCATCGACGTCTCCAAGTGGCAGTCCCACCTTCCGGACCTGACCACGGTGGACTTCCTGTTCGCTCGAGCGAGCATCGGCACGACCACGGACACGATGTACGCGACGCACATCGCGGAGGCGAAGGCCGCCGGCATCGTGACTGGTGCCTATCACTTCAACTGGGACACCATCCCCATCGCGCAGCAGGTCACCACGTTCATCGCCAGTGCTGGCCGCGTTGACCTGTACGCCCTGGATGTGGAAGGGGCGAACGGCTTCAGCGACTACCAAGCGCGGGAGTTCATCCGCCTCATGCATGAGGCTGGTCTGAAGTGCGGGCTGTACCACTCGGCCTCAGGGTTCTTCGACGCGGGACAGGACTTCGATTGGATCGCCAAGTGGTCCGCCATCCCGCCCCTGAAGTGGGACTTCTGGCAGTACACGTCCTCGGGGCAGCTCCCCGGATACTCGGGGCGTCTTGACTTTGACCGCTTCAACGGTTCACTCTCGGAGCTGTACAAGCTGGCCGGCATCCCCACGGCCCCTGATAGTGGAGTAGAGCCTGTGATCGTCATCTCCGATGACACACCGAAGATCGTGGACCTTGCCGTGGGGACGCAGCTCTACGACGGCAACGGCAAGCCGTTCAAGACGGTGAGCGTGAAGCAGTCCCAGGCTTCGCCCTTTGAGGCAGAGTTCAACCCGAACTTCCACGCTCGGGCCATCACGATCCTGACCGGCGGGCAGACGGTCCTCGCCTACGTCCATACCTCGGAGGTGGGCGTGCATCCCGTCCCGGTCCCGGACTGTTCGGCAGCGATCAAGGCAGATAGGAGCAAGGCATATGTCGCCTACAAGTAAGCAGCACATCAGCTCACCGGACTGCTGGTGCAAGCCGAAGGTCACGACCAACGGCGGTAATCAGATCATCGAACACAAGAGGGAGGTAAAGGATGATCCTCGGAAGACCGACTAACCTGTGGCTTGGGTTCGTGACCGCGTTCGTCGGACTGGTGTCAGTCTCCGCAGTCACGGTGTTCAACGCTGACCCCACCGTCGTCGCCACCCTCGCCGGTGGCTTCACCGGGCTGCTCGGCGCCCTGGTGGCGCTGATCGCCGGCGGACAGCCCACCGTGAACGCCGGTGATGCTGTCACGGTCCAGACCCCGAAGGGACAGGAGAACTATCAGATCGTGGCATAGGTAGAAGTACCTATTGACACTCCCCCGACACCGGCGTAGCGTTCTTGCCGGTGAGAGGTCGGGGTATCTTTATACAGACCCCGGACCAGTGCCCCGACTCTCACCAGTCGAACAGGTCCGGGGTCGAACTCTTGAAAGGACAGGACATGGAACGCCTTCAGCGCCTTCTCCGCCTCGCACGCCTACGCGGGGATCGGGTCGCCATCGCCATCCTCGAGACTCGCCTCTACGGCGTGAAGTGGACGGAGGCGGAACTTCGCGAGGCATGGGGGAAGTGACCGACCTCGCCATCGCTCCCGCCATCCAGCGCAGCGCGGACCACTTCTACACCTACGAAGGCGAACGCTATCCCGGCGTCACCGGCATCCTGTCCATCTTGGACAAGTCAGGGCCGCTGATGGGATGGGCGGCGAAGATGACGGCGCAAGCCGTGGTGGATATGGCTATCCCGGCTGATGGACAACTCAACAACTATGACCTCTCGGCACTGACGGGTCTGTTCAACTCAGTCGGTCCTTCGGGGGTCATCGCTGCACTTACCGCTCGGAAGAACTGGGCCAACGATCAAGCGAAAGACCTCGGCACCGACGTTCACGCGATGGCTGAACTCGTGGTGAAGGGCGAACCGACCCCGCCGATGGCAGAAGCCACCCGCAAGCGCGTCCTGCACTACGCCGAGTGGTGGAAGAACGCCGGCTGGACGCTTCGCCTCGCGGAGGCGATGGTGGTCTTCCCGACGCACCGCTACGGTGGCACCTTCGATCTCCTGGCCTATGACCGCGACGGCAAGACGGTCCTGGCAGATGTAAAGACAGGGAAGGGAATCTATAAGGAGGTCGCCCTACAGTTAGCTGCCTATAGTCTCGCGCCCATCGTGGCGCCCACCGGATCACCGAAGGCGTATCCGATGCCGAAGGTAGACCGTCATGTGGTACTCCACGTCACCACGGAAGGGGTCAGAGAGGTAGAGATAGCAGTCGGAACGGCAGAGCATATGGCATGGCTCGCGTGCATCGACTTGCACACATGGGCCGAGAGCATGAAAGGAAAGAAGTTCTGATGTTGAACGTGACCGCCTACACCGGGATCGGCCCCGGCATCCACGAAGTGAACGTGACCGCCCTGGACATCAAGACGGCGAAGGCCGGCGGGGACTATCTCCGCTGGGAGTTCACCGACGCGAAGGGGAACACCACGAGCGCGAACTCCAGCATGGAGATGACCCCCGGCAACAAGACCGGCAAGTGGTTCGCTGCGCTGACCGGCAAGGCGACGGAGGTGGGCCAGTCCCGCGCCCTCACCGAGGTCATCGGGGCCCCGGCCACCATCGTGGTCGAGCTGAACCCCGAAGGCTTCCCGAAGGTGATCGCGCTGACCGCTCGGGCAAGCGCAGCGAAGGCAGCGAAGACCTTCGCGCAGATCGACGCTCCGATGACGACGCCCCAGGGTGACGGCGGGACCGAAGATGACCAGCTCCCGTTCTGAGAGCGACCCCGCGCTGCGGGCGCTGGAAGCCTTGCGACAGCTCGATGTGGAGCCCCTCCCTGACACCGAGACGGGCCCGGAGTTCGGCGGACTCTCGGATGCCGAGTACGAACGTCTCGACGCTGCGAGTCATGCACCGGGCCTCCGAGACGGACCGATGACGACCGACCCCGCGCTGCGGGCGCACTTGGAGACGAAGCGCGGCAAGCCCCATAGCAACGGCCTGTTGTGGGTATCCGACCCGGACGGCGAGTTCGTCCAATGGAGCGACATCGATGCCATTCTCAAAGCGATCACGAAGACGAACCCGCCGGATGGTGGCGCACGACGAGTGTCTTCTGATCTGTTGGTGCGAAGCGAAGGACCTCGATTAGCAGCAGAAGCGGCGCCGCTCGATGTGGAGACGGTCATGGAGTGGCTGCACGACCTTGATGGGACGCAGCACTACATCACCCACGAGACGAGTTACGACGGAGACGACATGGAAGGTGTCGAGTGCATGACTGGTGTCGAAGGACATCGGGACGACGCGAAACAACTTCTCGCCGCCCTCCGATCCCCTGACACCGAGACGGCGGGAGAGGCAGGATGACCCTCGTGATGCGGGCGGCATGGGACGCCTACCTCTTAGGACGACGGTTCGCGGACCCCACGCCCCAACGAGACACCGAGACATTCACCGTCCACGTCAATCGACTCATGTTCGAGCAGGGCTGGTACGCCGCCCTCGCAGCAGCAGAAGCGGCACCGCTCGATGTCGAGCGGCTAGAGGGCGCGGTATACGCAGCGGCATTCTCCGCAACCGATGACCTGACCGACCAGCCCATCGGCTACGAGGAGGTCACGGAACGCATCGCCCGCGAGTACGCCGCCCTCCGATCCCCTGACACCGCACCGAAGCCCGCACCGTTGCCGCCGCCTAATCGGTCACTCATCGAGGGCACGCCTGAAAACATCGAATGGCATCGGCAGCACGACGCCGCCCTCCGATCCCCTGACACCGAGACGGCGGGAGAGGCGGGATGAGCGAGGACTTCACAGAGGACGAAAAAAAGCTGATCAGCGCAGTCCGCGAGCATCTACGATGGCTCGACAAGCAACCCCCTTCCAGGTATCTCACCGCTATCCGAGAGGATCGACAGAGTGACGACTTCGCCCGCGACCCCGATGCAGTCAACCCGCCTTCCCGCGCACATCTTCTACGCCATCGCGGCGGACAAGATGGACCGGGATCCTGTCCAGGAGTCGGGTGTCAACGGTAGAGCGACGGTCCCGATGGGGCGGGGCTTCGCCCTCTGGCAGCGTATGAACCCCGGCGCAAACCTGATCTACGTGGATGACATGGAGGGACGGCCCCGTGCGCTCACACCCCGACAGGTCGAAGTCCTCGCCCTCGCCCTGGAGATGGTGGACGGTGCGATGCTCACGATGCGAGGCATGGCAACTCGTCTTGGCGTGTCAGCCTCCACTGTATCCCGTGCGCTTGCGAAGCTGCAGGCATGGGGCATCCTCCGCGTCGTTGTGGGACGGGGCAGGTTTGCCGGGTTGGTCATCTTCAGGGCGGTGAAAGGCGACGGCAGGGATCGCTTCCGCGATGCTGCGAAGGCTCGCGTCCGTCGGTGGTCAGAGGCCGTCAGACGGCGCCTTTCACGCTTGGAATTCAATGTTGCGCCCTACATCCTGGAGAAGGAGAGAGGAGTAGATAGCCTCTATTACTACCTCTGTTCACTAGATACTAGTAAGGGCGCAACATTGACTGCGCAACTATCTCGACAGTGGACCCCGCAGGAGCTTCGGGAGGCCGGGATCATATGACCACCTTCACCCGCGACGGCTCCAGGGAAGCCCACCAAGCTCACTCCATGACCGAGAACGAACTGAAGCAGCACATCCTCTCGATGGCGAAGGCGAAGGGCTGGGCGGTGTTCCACATGACCCAATCCACGATTCGGGGCAGTCAGGGCAAGGGCTATCCCGACCTGACCCTTGCGCGGGATGGTGAGGTGCAGTGGATGGAGCTGAAGCAGGAGCACGGCAAGCTCACTGACGAGCAGGCTCGCTGGCAGCTTGCCCTTCCCAGGATGGAAGTGATCCGCCCCAGCGACCTCGCACGGGGCAGGGTCGATGAGCTGTTGGCGTGAAGCGTGTCAATCATGCTCGGCTGGTAGGTATCGGTCGTGAGTCTGCCGAGGTAGTCGATAAGCCTGGTGCGGGCTCGTGGCAGCGTGGTGCTGCTTTCACTAAACGTGACCTTATCGAAGCGCAGTTGCGTGGTGATCCCCATGCCAAGATGCCGTTCGAGTCGCGTGGTGTATCGGTCAAGAAGAAAGCACGCCTAAACATCTTCACTCGTAGGAACATACTGAGAGGTCATACGAAACGGCTTATGTTGGCCTATAGGGTCATACCGTGACGTTCAAGCTCACCCCCACTGCACGCCGGCGCATCTATGAGGCCCACGGTGGGATGTGCGCCTACTGCAATACGTTCGTGCAGTGGCGAGACTACGACGTGGATCACCGCATCCCTCGAGCCTTGGGTGGCGGGCATGAGGACAGTAACCTTCGGGTCAGTCACCGCTCATGCAACCGCAGGGAGGGAGCGCGCATGGTGCGCCCTGGCGCTAGTTCATTGCCTTATGCAGTCAAAGGGCGATGGTAAAGGCGTTATGCGCATAAATACCCCGTCCTTTTTTGGTAGGAATAGCGCGCGAC